TTTCTCTTTTCTCTCTTTCTTCTTTACGCTTTACCCTTATGTCTGTCCTCATCTTAACGAGTTCAGCCCAAGCGTTGACCCCTCTTGTAAGTATTATGATTTGACGAAGCTGGTCTTCCATATCTCTGGCTTTTGTCTTAGCCAAGAAGGTATCCATAGCTTCTTCTTCAACTGTTTTAAATGATTTTGATTTTGCTTTGTGATGCTCTGCATCAATATCATCTATGGCTTGCCACATCTTGGCGAGGTCCTTACCCATAGAATGTATTTCTTTGCCAGCGTTGATGCCAGCTTTAAGGGCGGTAAATGCTCCTACTGCTATTGTGATTGGTTCCATTCATTTCTTCTTTTTAAGTACACAGGGGCATGGCTTAACCATCATATTCCCCTTGCGACCACCCTTCGCATAGTTAGTAGGACGAGCTTTCTTGCTCACATTTCCAGTAGACCTAGTTCCTCTCTTGACTACCTTTAGTATTGCTTCTGCCATATTATGAATCCATCAATTCAAAATGCGGAGCGTCGATAAATGGTCTCTTATCTTGTGACCTTCGCAAATCAATATATTCTAACATGGCGGCTTCACTTGTTCCGTCGTAGTCTCCAAGACTATGAACCGACCAAGCCGCTCCCCAACGAATCTTTACTCCGAGTTCCCTGGCGGCATACTTCATAGCATCAGCTACTTCGTCGTAGACATTTAACTCCCATGTTCCACGACCATCCAGATACGCCATCAAGTCTACAGCTTTTCCCTCAAGATGCTTTGACTTCATAGTTTGAGAAGCACCTTTGTCAAACAGTGCTTGTTGTTCTTCTACTGTTCGTAGTCCGCAGATTACTCCGAAGTCTACCGACGTAGTCATTATCGCCTGTTTCACAACCTGAACTAAAGGTTCTTCCACACCTTCTAGTCTGCCAAGACTTCTTGATGATAATTCAAAATCCATTATTTACCTCCATTCTTATTCATTATCGCCGACGCACCCATATAAACAGAGACGACGCCACCGCCAGTAAGATAAAAAAGATTGGAAATATCAGCAAGGGCATTGACTCTATCAACAGGAACCAAAAACATAGCGGTAGTAAAAGCACCCATAGCAATGAGACAGGCAGTAGCCATACGTCGTTGTGCTCTTTGTTTGCGTAAGTCGTGTTCAAGACTTTTAATTTCCGCCGCATGTGCTAACTCAGCGTCTGAAACAATGCCATCTCCGTCTTCGTCGTACTCAGCATATATTGATTTTTGTTGTAATTTTTTCTGTGCCATTACTTTCGTCTCATCATTTTAGCGGCTTGGTTAACACCTTTGATTCCAAACGACGCAGAGATTGCAATGAATAAAAGATACTGATACCACTCAGGAAGTGTATTCAATACCTCAAAACCATTTCTTACATACTCTGTCATCCCAGGAATGAAGACTAGTATTGCTGGTGTTAGCAGTACGACGAGAGCAAATTCGTCTTTCCACGAGCCGTCAGTTGAGTTAGCCATCTTGCTTTCCCACTCGACTTCTCCAGCCGCAACCTTTTCTGCAACTGTTGCTCGTGCTCTAGCCTCTGCTACTTTGGCTTGTCCATCTGCCTTAGTCTTTTCAACTTTGCCTTCCATCCATGTACTGGCTAGACTTGCTATTGGTCCTAAAAATTGTAGCATTAGAATCCTCCCTTACCGAAGCCACTGCCACCAAAACCTTTTTTGTTTGCACTAAATGATTTTGGACTGCTTCGTTTTCCACTATCTCCAGCTTCTCCAGCTATATAATCAACAGCGTTTTCTTTGAATCCTCTTATTCCTCCAGCGATTGGAACCCTTCCGATTACAGAACGCACAGCTTCTCTGCGTCTTGCATTCTTTCCTTCGTCGTCGAACAGTCCCATCGGTCCAGCTATTCCAACATCAAAGATGTCTTCTCCCAGTCCAACTGAAGGACCAAATATTGCAGAAGCAACTCTAACTTTTCCGTATGCTCCGTTGTCAGCTTGAGATGCGGTGTTATACATAAGCTCACCAAATAATCCCAGACCTCCAATTGAAAGCAGACCTTCAAAGTAGTTACCAAGAACTTCGTCTGTGGTGCTGTCCTCTTCTAATCCAAGTGTGCCAGCAAGATAACCTATTCCCAGAGGATTTGACTCACGGAGACTTCTCTCTCTTAATGCACGAGACTCACCTTCTTCACCGCCTCTTGATTGTGCAAAGTCTTTTGAAACGTTAGCCACAAAACCAGCACCGATACCAGCCGTAAGCATGTACATTGCTGGCTTAATGTTGTTTTGTTTAGCCTCATCAATGATGTACTTACTCATTCTAGCCATCATCAACTGGAATGATTTTAGCTGGAAGAACATGGAACCAAATGGAGTTTGTGCCCACATTGGAATGTCATTTGGATTAGGTGTAAAGATTGCTTCGTTAGTAAATCTAAGCAACCCATAACGTAATGCCTTGTTTGAAAGAACATCAGTGTCACGAATGTCATTTAAGTTTGGTGCACCATCAGCCAAGAAGTCTGTAGTAGCGTTATCTCCAGTTAGTCCGTACCTTTCAAGGAACCTGACAGCAGTCTTGTATCCACTTGAAGTGATTTGACCTTGTTGCTGGAACCTTCTTGCTCTGGCTATCTCAGCTTTGAATGCTTCAAAGCCATGAATACCAGCGATTTCTCGTTGCATGTTTGTCCAAGGAGTTAGCAACGTAAAGTTGAAGAAGCTGTTTTGTAACTTCTGCGAACCTTCGCCAGCCATCTGAACCATTCTGTCGTGCATCAAGTTCTCAACACTAAGCCCAATATTCTTTGCGGCTTGTCTATATGTTGGGTCAGTCATGTACTTGGCTTGTGCTTTTACAAACGCTCCCATGTTACCTGAACGTATCAATGGTAAGACTACGTCGCCCAACGACGTAAGGGTTGTGAAGCCCAGCAGACTGATTGCGTTAAACGCTTTCACGTTTCGTGAAACCTTGTAAGATAACTCGTTGCCAGAATACTTTGTGATTGGACGCTTGTTGATTACGTCTATCATATTGTCAGCAAGGCTTAGAGTGGTTGCACTAGGCTTTGTGTTATTAAAGTCCACCAACGCATTAGCTATAGAGTCAACCCTAATCTTGACTTGTGGATTGCCCATATCTTCTGGGTCATACAAGTTCATTAAGATATTTTTTATGGACTGTTTGTTGTTAGGCATTTGCTTTGGACCTTCGCCAAGAAGAATCTTTACTTTATCCAAAGCATTATCAACTTCAATTTCAGTAGCAGTAGCCCTTGCAACGACCTGTTGCTCAATGTCTACCTCAGACTGATACTGTCTAAACTTGTAACGTCTTTTGGCTGAGTTCATCAGTGCGTCTTTTGCACCCTCAAGACCACGCTCTGCCACAGTTATGTAAGAAGCATAGCCATGACCACCTGTTCCCAACTTGTCTGATATAGCTATCTTTCTAGTTGTTCTGTCAAAGTATTGTGTGACCAGACCCTCTAAGTCGTTGACCAAGAAGTCTGTCATGTAGTCGTACTGGTCAGGGTCTAGTTTAATTAACCTGGAGAAGAATGGGTCTCCAACTGCTCGTCGTATTACGTCGTCTCCATAAACCTCACCACTTGTATCCATCATCGCATTGACTAAGTCTTCTGCAACTTGACGTGGATTCTTTAAGTTTCCTGTTGCCTCAAAGTCTGGACGCTTACGTTCTTCTGTAAAGAACCTAGTGAATGCTTCCATTGCCGCTTTAGGATTTTGCCTAATACCTTCTGTGTCCCACTGTTGTGGAACATAAAATTCATTCTGTGTTTTCCTTGTGTCACCAACTGGCAACCCTTGCTTTAACAGGTTCTGCCTTTCAGCTTCAAATGTCTGAATGATTAGTCGTGCCGCCTGTTGCTCTCTTGGCTCCAGCTTTCTGACTTCAAACTCTCCACGACGAATGGCATTTAGTATTCGCCTGTGAGATGCGGGCTGTGCGGCGGCATCTCTTAATGTGCTAAGTTTGCCTATGTTTGGTATTAGATAAGCGTTCTTTCTTCCCCACCTTTTTGCCCAGTTATCGTTGTCAGGCATTGTTTTTAGTATGTTGAAGATAGGCATAATCTTATCTGCTAAATCAATGTCATGCCTTTCGTACAAGCCAGTGCCATTGGTTGGCTTTACAAAGTCTGCAAGCCAGTTAGCACCAGACAATCTCAACCTTTGACTATTCTCTCTAAAGTAATTTAATACAGACGAGTTTCTTTGAACTGCATTAGCATCATCTGGAGTTATCTCTTCTCCTCTAAGCATCTTCTTCATTGGCTTCGCCATGTCTGGGGTGCCAGCTTCTTGCAATGCTCGTGACACACCTATCATGTCGTCGATGTCTAAGCCTCTATCCCTCTGAACCATATGAGTAAGTGCGGCTCCGCCTAAACCCTCTGAGAACTCAGAGCCTAATACGCTGTAGTAGATGCCACGTCTGTCGCTGTCGAAAGTTTCTGCATCAATGTGCTTTACGTTGTTTGGGCTAAAGATTGCAAACTGTTCATTCTGAGAGAACTCAGGGTCACCAGCTTTTATTCCATCGTAGCCTTCAGTCTGTAAGTGCTTGGCTAAAGCTATCTTTGCTCCGTCTAAGTCGTTAGGAGATATAGCTTCTAATAGGTATGAATAAAATAACTCCCCATCAAAGTCAGCATCCATAGAAAGTTTGTTAACCATTCTGACTCTAGCTTCTGGAGTTATGACACCATTCATTTGCAAGTTTGTAACGAAATGTAACATGTCGTTAGGCTCGCCAGTTTCAAGCGAATAGATTTTGTTTTGAGAAAAATCCATCACATTCTTTTTCTTAACAAAAAGAGGCATGATTCCTGGGTGTGTTTTGAATCCAGTTACTTTTGCAAAGGCTTCTAAAGCCGCCGCTCTTGAACGACGAATCTTATCCATCTCTCCATCTAAGTAACCTCCAGTAAGCTCGTCCATGAAATCATCAATGCCAAACCTATCGTAATCAGCTTCCATAATCATGTTGTCATAATTGGTAATCATGTCGTTTAGGTTTTCAGCTTCTTTAACAAGAGCCTTATCCTTCATTTGCGTTATTATTCTAGCTCTTGCAACTGAAGCACCTCCAACTCCCATAGCGTCTGGTCCGCCAAAGTCGCCAGCTAACGACGAGTCAGGAGTTACATAAACGCCTGGACCATAAGCACCATTATCACTTGAGTGTAGGTACACGTCTGGGTTTTTGTTTCTATTGAAAATATCTACTGCTGGTGTTCCATGATAAACAACGTAGTCCATCAAGTCTTCGTCTGGACCAGCACCTACAAACTCTCTAGCAAGAAGTTTCTTCTCTGGAGCCATAGTGTCTATTACGTTTCTTGCGTATCTGTCAGCAACAGACAGGTTCACCAATGGGAAATCAAAGGTATCAACGGAGTTCTTTACGCTGTTGCTCAGTCTCTTTGGTGTAAACATGTCCCCATGATACGTCATCTGACGGAACATTTGCTTCATACTGGTTCTGCCCATGAGACCATTTAGTATGTAGGCAGTGTAATCGTAGAGGTCGTTCGCCAGTTGCATCAGGTATGACTTTGCCTTTAAGTCTGTGACTGCACCATCTTGATATCTCACTTTGAACAAGTCACCTTTTGCGACTTTCTCTGACATCCATTGTGCCCAGCTTTCAACAAACCATTCTTCTGCTATGTTCTTGTCATCATAGCCAGCTTCTGGAGGAAGTTTTGAATACTTGTCACGCATTGCTAACGCACTAGGGTCTCCTTGACGCAATGCGTCTGTGAACCCTGAAAGCATGTTGTCATAGTCTTGGTCTTTGAACACACTACGGCTAACCATGTGACCAACTTCGTGCATGATATCAAGTGGGTCAGCTTTGCCTTCATTTATCCCAATGGCGTAACGACGTAAGTCTTTCCTTAAATCATTAAAGACTTTACCTCTAGTAGGACCAACCTCTGTAAACGCCGCCTTTGTTCCAGCGGTGCCTTTTGTTCCAGACATTCTGTATAAGTCTTCAACAGACATGAAGGTTGTGTTGTCTTGTAGGTTGTCTCTTGCTGTTCTGCCTAATAAGTTAAGCATTCTGTAAAGCATAGTTCTTGCACCATGCTCTATGTTTTTGTCTCTGTGTGTTATCTTTGTAAGAACTTCCTTAATTGCTGGAGGTGCGTCACCTGGAACTCCATTACTAGCATCAGCTTTGCGACCTTGACTGTACTCAATGTCAAGTGCTCTGCCCAACAACGAAGCCTTTGGCTTGACAGGAACCACGCCTGGTTGAATAGAAAGTATTCCGATAACCATGTTGGCATCGTCGTAACTACCTTGATTGATTAACTCATCAACCTTACCTCTGAGCATTTGGACTTGCTCTGCTTTAGGCAATGTTGAAACGTCTTTCAGTAAGCTCTGATAAAAATCCTTTTCATCAGGAGTCAAATCTTCAAAAGGCTTCATTACTGGTTCAGCCCTACGTCTCATAAATATTTCTTGTTTAAGCTCTTTTGTATTAGGGCTTCTTGTTCCTATTTGATGAATGTTCTCTAGTATCTCTGTGTCAGACATGTCTTTAGGAGACTTCCTAACAGGAGCATCTACTATCGGTGGCATGTCACCAAAGGTTTCTGTCGTGTCATCAATAGCTTTCATAACAGCCAAAGCTATTTTATTATTTCTGTTGTACGCTTTCTTTTGATACTTTTTAGCCACACTGTTTCCAGCACTGAATATTCTACCAGCCTTATCAATTGCTGGTGCTTTAACCCCACCTGATACTTGTCGCATGTTACGATTGAATACATTTGTGTATTCATCAATAGCGGAATCAAGTGCAACAATCATATCGTTTGCTTGACCGACGAGTAGTTTTTCTAGGTTAGCGTCATCAGGTTTAAGGTAAGACTGACTCCTTAGAATGTTTGCCTCAACATCAAATGTAGAGCCAAGAGAACCAGAACCTTGTAGTCCAGATACCGCAAAGTCTTCGTCGATAACTCTCTCCAAAGCCATGAAGTCGTTATCAATCATAGCTAATTGTTCGTCTTCGATTGTAGACATTTGGTCTGCACGTTGTTCTGCAATAAGTTTTTCTAGCTCTGCACTGCTGGACATAGCCTTTTCGTCGTACAGAGTTCTATGAATTTTATTGCTTGTTCCCAGCAATCTTCCACGAGCTATCCTTGCGTTCATAAAGTAGAACGGATGCATGGTCTTGCCATTAGGAAGAGTTATTTCTGGCTTTGTTCTATCTACTGCTGGCTTGCCTTTGCTGTAACTATCAAGAAGTGTGATTCTTTTTGCACCGCTCTTATGTGTCTTTGAACCACCCTGTCCTCCGTACTTTCCATAAACTACAGACGCAACTTCTTTTAATACGTCTTGTAAAGGTGCTGTATTTTTATCACCTCCTACCATTAGTGAGTTGTCGGATAGTGCTTTCTCCAGTTTAATTTGTAGTGCCCGTAAGTCGTGCAATTCTTGTGCGGCAATTCCAACTGCACCATTCTTTTCTAGGTCTATTCCCTTTAGTCGTGTCATTAGTTCGTCGAATTGGTTAGCCAAAGCTCTGCCTTCAGTGACTGTGCCAGTTGCTTTTTGTGGGTCAGGCATAATTTTTTCAAACAGAGGAATCAAATCAGGGTCAAGAGGCTCTTCCATTTTAAGGACTTTGCCTATCAACTGCTTGATTTTCCCAGCTACCTTTTCAAACAACGATTGAGTCGCACCTGGAGTTCTGTTCATTGCGTATATTGTAAACTGATTAGCAAAGAACTCTGCTGGACTTTCTATTTCGTTGCTCATAAATCCAGGTAGTTTTTTCTTTAGCATTCCAGTGTCCATGCCATCATTTTGTGTCATGTACTTTCTTGCTACTCCCCAGAACTGTAGCTTCTCTGCATCTGTGAGCATGTTTGCGTATGCCCAGTGTCCCATCTCATGTGTAAAGAACACGGCATCTGGAATATCGTTTGGTCCAGTAGCATCAGCCTTCATAAACACAGTGTTAGATTGAGCATCGCCAGTGTTTCGATGAAAAGCATACTTCTTAAACTTCTCAAACTTAGGCATCATACTATCTGTAGGAGCTTGCAGTCTGTTTTGAGAACCAGCTATGTTATTGAACAACGAAAGCATCTGAGCAACATCAGCTTCAGACCTACTTGTTATTATCTTCTTTAGGTTGTTGTAGCTTTTTACCCTTGTCTCATTAGGTAGCTTGATGCCACTAGGAGCAAGTTTGTTAAGAGTCTCGTAAGCTCCTTCAAGATTGCTTACAACGAAATCAAAGTGAGCCACAGTTTTTAGCTGGCTCCACTCTATGTTTTCCATTTCGTCAGCAAAACGTCTTAGGTCTCCAACAGTTCTAATATCTCCATTTTGAATACGCTTTGCCTTCATTTTTGGAGAAAGGCTTTCTTGAGTTAGAGGCATGTTGTCTAACTCTGCTACGTTAAGAGGCTTGTTGACTCTGGCTCTTGGGCTTAATCCCAAAGAGTTTCCAGCATCAGTTACAACTCCTACGTCTTTTCCCTTTAGCATTGTGCCTGATACATTTACAAACATGTCTTCAGAGTTCAGAGGTCTGAACGTCTTCTTAGAAAGCATGTTGCTGTTTTTGTTTATCTGACCTGTCTTTGGATTTATTCGTAAAGACTGACCAACTACATATTGCTCTGGCTTTAATGTACCAGCTACTTGACCCACAGTTTGGTCGTCGCCTTGATAGAAGTTGCGAGTCTCTCCATACTTTGGATGCTTTGGGTCTATGATTTGAATTGTTAACATCTGCTCTTCTGGCAAATCAAATTCAGATGGAACAATATCCATTGCTGGGTCTTGTTGTGACATGTTCTCTGGACTTGCATCAGCGATGTAGTCTTCGGTATCTGTAACTTTAGGCGAGTCTTTTTTGCCTCTGTATCTATTTGTTTGATGCCAGTCGGTTACATTCATTGGACCATCTGCCACTACGCCTTCCAGTGGGATGTCTTTTGTTTCTACAATTTCGTCCAGTTCTTTTCTAAACATTTGTGCTATTGCTAAGTTCATATCCTTTTTAGACTTAGCTACAGCCGTTGTGATTAGACTTCCATCTTGCTTTATTATAGTCGCACTGAAGCTATCAGTGGCTCCGTTGTGCTCAACAGTTCCTAGCTTTTTGCCATTGATGTTTACTTCAGCCTTGTTTTTTCCTATAGACTTCCACTGTATGTCATTTGAAAGGTCGTATGCTTTTTCACCTATCTGAACAATTGTTGGATTTCTCTTAACACCTGAAGGCTTAGTCGTTGGCTTTGACGGAGTTCTGTTAGTGTTCTGAACAATCTCTTTAGCGGCGGCTTTCGCATCAGCCTCAGTAACATTGTTGTCCATAACAAATTGTTTTAGTGATGCAAGTTGAGAGTTCATCTGATTTTCAGAAAGACCCATATTCATTATCTGCTCTTCTATCTGTGCAACGTCATCCATCTTTGGTCGTTGCCCAGTAGTCTCTTCTACTGCATCAAGTAACTCTTCGTCGTTAAGCTCTAAAGGCTTGTTGTCTTTCTGATTTGCAATACGGGCTTCACGTTTGATATTGGCAAGAGTGTTTCTTGCAACAGTGTAGTCGTCATTTTGTATTCTTTTTAATTCTGCTGGAGTAAGTTTCTTCTCTAACTTAACTAGCTCTGCTCTTATGGCGTTAAGACGTAGAGTGATATCAAGTAAGTTTTGAGAAGGTGGTCCACCAGCGTTTACTAATTTGCCTTTTTCTTTCAGTAATGGAATACGCTCTGCTTTTAAGTCAGCCATCTGACTCATTACACTTGTGCGTCTTTCTTCTACAACGTTTGCGTTTACTTCTTGCCTTGTAGATTTTGTTAAAGGCACAAGCATTTCTCTAGCTTCTTCAAGAAGAGAAGCATCATCAAGGTCTTCTATCTTTACATAACGTGTTTTAGCGGCGGCGTTTCTTAAATTCTTTACACCAACAGCGTCTTTCTCGTTAAGCATTGCTTGGATAGCTTGACGACCAGACTGTAAATCTGCCAACGCTTTTTCAAACCTAGTTTCAAGTTTTGCTCTGCGTGGGTCATTTTCTGGTACTATGCCTAGTTCTTCATCAAGACTGGCTTCGTCTTTTGTTAGCCTTGCAATCTTCTGCTTTGCAGATTTGATTTTCTTTATCGCACCCTCAACTTCAATAACGTCCTGATAGGTTCTGTATCCCTCAGTGCCTTTTCTTTTCTCAGCTAAGTTAATGCTTCGTTGTCTTTTAATTCCGTCGTTTACCATAGCTTGAGACTTACTGCTCTCAAGTAGCTTTTGGTTGTCTAGGATACGAGCCGCCGCACCACCAGTGTAGATTCTCTTTACGCCATCTACTGTGGTTGTGACTGTGTCAAATGTTGAAGAGTCAAAGTAGTCTTGGTCTGGTCGAGTAGACCTCAAGATTGATTGTATCTTACCAACGTCTTTATTGGTTATGTCTCTGCCAGAACCTTGTTTTCCATTACCAGAAGTATAGTTTCCAAGCCTATTGATTGAGCGACCCATGTAGTCGCCGCCTGTGATTTGAGTCTCATCAACTGATACGTCGTTCATAGTCTTCGTCGTTAGACCTTTTACGCTGTAGGTCTGACCATGATTAGATACTCTTTTGAATGTCTCTGTTCTTGAGAACTTATCCCACATCTCTTCGACAACGCCGTCGAACAGTTGCTTTGCACGAGCCTCGCTAATGTTCTTGTTGCCTTTTAGGAAGTTGGCAAGTGTCTTCTTTTGAAAATCATTCCAAGCATTGGCTAGGTTAGGGTTTTGCTTTTGAAGTCTTGCTAGTTGTTCATCGACATAACCTTTGCCATCAAACTTATTTGGGTTAGCGTTCTGTAACTTTCTATCAAGACCACTGTCTATATAAGCATCAATGTCCTCAACGAGTTTTGTGTTTCCAAACAAAGACCTAACAGCACTCTTTAATTCTTGTGTGTTTGATAAGCCCTCTACCTCAAAGTGGACAGTGGCAATGATGCCGTCCATCTGAGACTGTTTCCAGTCATGGAAATGCTGAAATGCATGTGGCTGTAGTCTTTCTGGAACAGTGTTTACTATCAAAGCATCTACGATAGCGTCGTCTAAAAGGTGAACAGGTATAGTGTCGCCACCTTTCATTGCAATTCTAAGCATACCATTAAAGGCTTCACGACCTTGATGAGCCTCTATGATGTTTTTCAACACCATAAGCCTTCCAGTTCTAGCGTCTGTTGTGTTGCCTTTAGGCATGTTGGCTTGAATCTCTTTTACTTTAGAGGCATCATAACCAAGGGTTGTTAGTAGAGTTCTGGTATTTGCTTTTGTTGCTTTAAAGTTTACCAAAGCCGCTTCAAGCATTTGGTCTGCTGAAAGGAACCTCTCTCTAAACTCTGTTAGCTCTGCATCAACTTCTAAATCTATTTCTGCGTCAATTTCATTTGCCACTTCATCTGCGGCTTCAGTTAGCTTTGCCTGAACTTCTGGGTTTGCAGTGTCCAGTGTTTCTTCTAATTGACCCTCAAGCTCTGAAAGCTCTACTTTTGCGTCACGACGTTCGTTGTCTAAGTCAGCAATCTTTTTGTTTGCCGCATCAATTTCTTCTGGAGTGATAGCTTTTGCAAGCTCTTGCTTTGCAAATCTTTTGTCGTGCTCCAAGCTACCCTTACGTCGTGAAAGCCTTTGCTTGAGTTCACCGACACGTTGTTCTTTTTGTGCTCGTGTGCCTTCAACCCTGGCATCACCATCACTGGCTATGCCAGCTTCGTCGGTGATTGGCTCAACTGCCGCACCTTCAGCTATCTTTGTTCCGTCGTCACGAGTTACAGTTCCGCCAGCAACCTCTGTTTCAAAGCCTTCGCCTTGAACAGTTCTGCCAATTTCTGCGTTTACATTAGCAGTATCTGGGCTGTTGTCTGGAAGCAACTGTTGACCAGCGTTTTGGTTAACTATCTGTTGAGGAGTGTTTGGTCCCTCAAGAAGAAGCTGGTCGTCTACAACTGTTGAGATGTAATCATCTAGTTCTCTGCTTGGGTCAACCGCACCCTTTTGGACAAGGTCTCTGCCAAACTTAGATATTCGTCTATGCTTCTCATTTCCGTCTGCAATCAGGGTGTCTATATCTCTGATTGATTGTGGAGGCTCGTTTGATGCCAACTCTTCTGGAGTCAGTCCTTTAAGTAATTCTTCTTTTTTTCTTAGTAGATTTGGCTTGATTGATTTGTGCCACTCTTGCACCCACTTTAACTGAGCAATATTTTTCCTAGCATTTATTATGTCTGGGTCTGTATCTAGGTTTACTCGGTTTTGTTCTGAAGCACCAACTACATCTAAACCTTCTGCCCTTTGTCCTTCAGTAGGGTTTAGAAATTCTCCTCTACTTGAAATTTCTTGTTCATAACCCTTAACCAATTCGTCTATGACTTGGTTGTCATCTAGGTTTTCTCCCCAAGGAACAGTTTCTTCACCGCCATTTGCACCAGCACCAGCGTCTATCCTTGCGGATGCTTGAGGTCGTAGAGCGTCTAGTAAGGAATCTGAGTCTCGAATAGCCGCATCAATTTGACCACGACCAATGGATGACCTTGTTAACTTCTGTGCTTCTTCTATGCTAATTCCCATAGAATCAGCAATCTTTTGAAGATTTTCACCAGTCATATCTTCTTTAGTTGCTTGGAATCCTCCCGCTTTGTTAAGCATTCCTCCTTGGTCGCCAGCAATAGCACTGTCGTCAAAGTTTAATTTGCCTACACCAAGGTTTCGGACTGGGGCAACCGCACCAACCGCACCCATACCAGCACCCATAGCACCGCCAGTAGCCGCACCAAATGCTGTTGAGCCAGCCAACTGCATGTAGCTAAACTCATCTTGCAGTCCTATCTCAATGTTTCTGTTTTGTATTCCAATGTCGGCGATACCTTCAGCAATACCTCCAGCGACTGCTTCGCCTTTAGCACCACCATAAGCACCAGCTTTCAGACCTTTTGTTAGTAGTTGATTTTTTGTAAGACCTTTTGCACCAGCAACTGCCGCTCTAGCGGCGGCTCCACCTGAACCAAAACCCACAAGATTTAGTGGGTCGAGTAGTAGTGGTAACGCTACATCTGCTAATGTGCTTCCAACTCCACCAGTAAAATTAGGGAGTGCGTCGTAAACTTTTTGTATTCTTGCTAGTCGTTGAGACTGTACTGCTGACTGGTTGTGTGCGTCGTATACGTCTTTACCAATTGCAACAGTGTTAAAGTTTCTCCAACGTCTATCGTTTAAGAAATGTTCTACGGCTTCTTTCTGACCACCAAAAGACGTTCCGTCTCTTTCGCCGTAGTAATCGTAAATGTCTTGAATAAATCTATTATCGTCAAGAAGAGATTCTGCGTCGTCTGTGTTCAGTGACTCAGAATAATCTGACTGTTGGTACGATGACTCTGCACCTGATATTTGACCCTGACCTGAGCCTGGATTGTAAAAACGTCCCATTGGATACTCCAGTTTTCCAAAGTTATTATTCTATATTATAACCTGGAATATCCTTCGTCGTCCTTATTACCTGTCTAATAAGTTATAAATTCCATTGTTTGTAAATTGGAAGCCACCTCTTCTAGTAGCAAAGTAGTCAACGTCACTAAGAATACTCTGTCCAAATTCAAACTCACTTTGCACAGGTCTGCCTTGTCCTTGTCCGCCCCTAATATATTCAGGCAGATTCCCACTTGACTTCATTGCGGAGTACAAGTTCTTAATTGTTTCTGCCATTTGCTGGTTCGTCGTGTTGGTATCTATACCACCTGACATTCCTCTTGGAAGGAAAGCCGCAAATTGCGAACCACCTTGCAATAAGTCTGTTCCGACTTTACCTGGGTTTGACATCACTTGGCTAAGTAAACCACTTTGGTTAGTAGCTGTATTATTAGCGTCTTGTACTCTGCTGATAATGTTTCCGTCTTCATCTATTCTTACAACATCATTAGCTTTTACTGGGATGTCTGAGTCTTTATATGTGACAGGTCGGTCTTCGTATTCACCAGTTTGTTGGTTCATAACCTTTTTGACCAAGTCTACTTTCATACGTCTGTAGCCTTGCTTTGCATCGTTACTGCCTATGTCTCTTAGGTCATAAGATGCTGGAGGCAACTTGGTTCCCCTAACCTTGCCAGACCTTATGTCTGCCAGCAAGTCGTCCCTAGACTTTTCTAATGCGGCTTTTAGTGTGTTAATCTGTGCATCAACGTTAGTGTCGTTACTAAACGAAGAAAAAGCACCCTTACTCTTTTTGTAATAAGCTATTGTTGCGTCTATATCATTGTTAAATTCAGTTTCTAGCTTATCAAGTGCCCTTTTAAACGCTGGGCTTTCTGGGTCTTGATTAACAGTTAACGACGAACGAACTGTTTTTAGGAAAACTGCCATACTTAACGGATTGTTTTCGTCGGAGAATATCTTTACGTCATTCTTAGATTCGGCTTCAAAGTCAGAGTTTGGCTTAAAGCCTACACCAGTCATGTTATTTTGTATCAGTTCGTTCATAAGTTTAGACTTTGGTACAAAGTATACGCTTATTTTATTTAATATCTCTCTGATTGTTTGGTTATCAGAATTATCTGATTTCACAGCGTCTGCACCAAACTGATTTTCTATTATACCACGGATTATAAGAGGGTCAGTACCAGGTCTAAGTACATTGCCATTGCTTGTTAACGTTGAGATAGCTATGTAGCCACTGCTGTTTGCGTCAAATCCAGCGGCTTGAGCATCTATAGCACCAGCTATTGATTCAACTTTTGTCTCAGCCAGTTTTGTAGCTTTCTCTAGCTCTTTCGTATGTTTTTCACCATACTGGTTTCGATTGTGGATGTTAGCAATATGGATGTAGTTTTTAAATTCATCGTCTTCCAATGTTAGGTCTACTACGTTTGGACCTAAGTACGACCTCCTAATGCTATTAACAATGTCCAGTGTTTCCTGACTGTGCCATCCAGCACCTTCTTGTCCAGACAGTAAAAACCTTTTGTCTGTCGTAATGTTTTTTTCAAGTAACTTTTTATTTGTTTCTAAATCAGCGGCTTGAGCGTTGTTTACTTTTGCTTGTAGAGTAGCTTTAAGTTTAAGTTTCAATGCATCATAGTTACCTTGACCCAGCACACTTGAATTAACTTTAGCTTGTTGAAGTATGCCCTCAACTGCGTTGTCTATTTCGTTTTCATTAAAGAACCTAACGTTTGGCATACTGTAGGCATTCGCTAATTCTCTTGCTTTTGCAGTGGTGTCTGTATTTAAAGTAGCTTCTTTGCGTTCAATTATTGACAAGATAGCGGATTGTTTCCAAGGAGGAACATTGTTCATACTCATAATTTTCTGTGCTTCGTCTTTTGTATGAACGTCTTTTAGCAAACTGTCGGCGAATGATTGTGCCGCAGTAGTTCTTTCAGTTGTTAATGCTTCTGTGTATCTGCCTTTGTTTTGGTCCCAGATTTCTTCTCCAAGCTCTGGGTTATCATTAAACAATTGCATGAACTTCTTTTTGCCCTTGTTAAAATCAGTTGGGTCTAGGTCTAAGTTATCACCCACAAAAGTTTCAAAAAGTTTGTACGTCTTCTCACGAGCTTCGGCAAATTCAGAATCTTCTTTAGTTCGTGTTAGTAGTGACTGTTCATTTGTTCTCTTAGCCATGTCCTCAAGCATGTTGCCTGGACCCATGTTTTTGAGCATGAAGTTATCGCCACCAGCGAGGCTCTGGCGGTACTGCTGAAAGTCTTGTGCGGTAACTTGGTCACCATTTTTTACTTTCATCTCCCTGAATTTTTCAAACGCTTCTCTGTTTTCTTTGCGTTTTTTGTCAATTCGGTCTTCTTCTTTTCTGAAGGAGATGTCAAATGCTGATGATAATCTTGCCATTACTTTACCTTTTTAGGTCTGCCCCTTTTCTTAGGTGGGGTTTGGACCTTGGAGCCTGTTGTTTCTTCGTTGTAAGTCTTTGATTTCTTGTTCAAGACTTTCGATTTTTGACTGGTTGGAGTTGGTGTAGTTGTCAGTTTTACCGAGCATGTATCCGAGGTTCGGAGCAACGTCTTTGTTAAGACCCGCCAAGCTCGTTCCAACAACTCCTTGAGTGTCAGTAAGATTTGTTTGAGCACTTTTAGTGCTGGTGTCTTGCATTGTGTTAGCATTGTTATACAACGTGCCAGCATTTGTCGGCATCGCACTCTGAAGTCCACTGATACCAGCACCCAGCGTATCCTCAATTTCGCTAAGCCTCTTGCCACGACCGCTGTAGAGCGTGTCCAGATTTGATTGAGTTCTACTAATTGCCGCATTATAAGCCTCCTGGTCAATTTTTCGTAGCTGTTCGGCACTTTCTTGACCAAGTTCTCTTTGCGTGTCCCTGAACCTATCTGACCTATCCATGCCTTTAGCTATTGCGTCAGCGAAACCTTGAGAAGAAACTCTGTCAATAGTGTCAAAGTAGTCGTCTCTCATTGTCTGACTGATTTGTTCGTAGTTTTGATTTATGTCGTCTTGTGAAACAGTTGGTGCCGCACCCATAGCCGCCCTTGCTTGTGCAAGAGCTTGCTCAAGTTGCTGTGTTCTACTAACTATTCCCTGTCTTATTCCAGTTTCTTCACCAGCACGTCGTCTTGCCATGTCAAGCTGTTCAGCCATAAGCTGTCTTTTTCTTGCTTGTTCACGACGAAGAATCTCTTCATCTCGTTTTTGCTGTTGAGTAGCTTGGTAGTAATCAAATATCTTACCACCAGTCTGGATTGTCATACCCGCTCTGCTTGGGTCTCCATCCTCTCCTGGATACAATGATGCTAACCCTTTAGCGAATGTGTCTCCGAAACCCATCTGTCACCCCTATAAAAACTTTCTTCCGAAACCGCTTCGCTCACTAATCAGATTACGAGACAATGGTCCACGAGCAGTAAACACAGCCCTTGGGTCATTAGGTGAAAAAGCAATTACCTGTTGTTGCCCAGCAGTAGGTAAGACGTAGTTTACGTCGGGAACCACTGCTTGTTGAGGAGTAAGTGGAGGAACATTGGGGTCTGGCTGTAAATCAGGCTGTGCTTGAGACGCAACTTGGTCAGTTTGCTCTGCACCTGGGGGTGCCATATTTTCTACAACTTGGTCACTACCACCCAATGCTCTTGCTCCAAATCCTTGTTGACCCACGCCGACTTCTCCACCTGGAGTTGCTGTTCCACCTTGCATGTCAACTGTTGAGTCTGAACCTGTTTCCATTCCTTGGTCTTGTTGTTTTAAAAATCTACCTCTGTTCTTAGGGTCAAAAGGACTTTGTGCCGCTTGGAATCCCATACCGCCGCCTAGAGCCGCACCTAAAGCACTGCCCATAACAGAGTCTGCGTCTCCAAGGAAACTGCCTGGACCTTCAGCACCAACTCTTGTTCCCATTTGATATTCGTTTGCCTGACTTTCACTAAGGAAATCTGTAATCTGTTTTTCCTTTGGCAAGTTCTGTGGTTTAACTGGACCATCTAGGTTTGCACCTTTTGGTGTATAGTTACCATCAGGACCATCGCTTTGATTACCATCGTCTGACTCACCAGTCTTTGCACGACCTTGTTGATTCAACTCCATTCTGTAACCCTGTTCTTTTTGGGTTGGAGTATCAAGATTGTAGTTTACCTTCTGGTAATCATCAGGTCCAAGAAAAGCCGCTTCCGCTTGGTTCTGGCTTTCGCTGTTACCTGGTCCATCGCTTGCTGATTGTCCCATATGTGCCTCCTATCCAAATAGTATTCCAGAGCGTCGTCTGTCTTTATCGACATCTCTTTGACTTGCTCTTTTAGTTGTAACACTTCCTGTGTCTCTGTTTCGTCCTCTTTGTAGATATCTCCCACCAAACGACTTGCCTATAGAGTTCATCATCAAAGATGCATCGTTGTTCATCGTCGTTAAAGGCGTTGTGTTTACAGTGTTTAAGTTCTGTAATGTGTTTACATCTAAGGTTTCTGGCATTGCTTTTAAGAAATCGGACCTAGCATCGTCGTTTCCGCCATCGTCGTTGTAATTTCCACCCTTACTGCTTTGATTTGAGCTTTTAAGGTTTTGAGATAGCTGAGTTTCTCCAGCCACATCTGGGGTCAATCCAGAGCCAGACTTTAAATCTGATTGTGCGGTAGATGTTTCGCCACTTGAGCTAATGTTTACATTGGCTTTAGTGTTTCCGCCTCCTCCAGCAGTAGGAGACTCAGTGCTATTACCAAGTAAGTCTATTTTATTTAAATCTAGTGATTCCACTGCTTTTGATATTGCTTCTTTTGTTAGCATATCGGCACCCGCAACAGCACCCATTGTAAGGTTCTTGTTGCCACCACTTGCGTCAAAAACATTTTTGGCTATGCTCATCATGTTTTTATCCATGATTTTGCCACCGAGGTAGTTTGCGGCAACTGAAGCTGGGTCAAACCTAACGTTTACGCCTTGCTTCATGCTACCAAGGTTTTGCCCTTTAGCAAGACCAAGGAAGTCGTTGATACTTTGCACACCGATGTTTGTGTCTAACCCGCCCATAAGCAACCCAGAAGTACCGCCAGTTTTAGCGGCTAAAAGAGATGTTCCAATATTTACCCCTTTAGAAGCAAGATTATTTCCGCCTGTTTGAACAGTGATGTTTCCATTAGCATCAATTCCATATGTTGTACCACCTACGCCTTGGAATGCTTTAAACCCATCGAAGTCAAACATGTCGCCTGGCAAATCAAATCCTGAACCTAGTCCTGTTATATCTATACCAGAACCTTGATTCAGCCCGTCAACCAAGGCTTGACCATACTCTTGAGGTGAAAGTTGCCCATATCCCTGAAGCTCATTTATGTTGCCTTTGCCGCCAAGCAAACTACTAAGCATGCTTTTGAAGCCAGGGTCGTTTTGCCTTCTGCCATCTCCTAGAAACTCGCCGAGAGCTTTTATGGCATCTGTTTGCATTTGCTTATTGTTAGAGCCAAGACCCATCTTTAGGTCTTCTTGTGTTTGATAATCCAGCTTCTGATAAGAAGGGTCGTTTACAAGCTCATTTAATTTTTCATTAGTTACTTTGTTGTCATTATAATAATCTTGAGCCTGACTCTTATAGGTATCAAAGTCCTCTTTGTAGTTATCGTCGTTAGGATTACGACCATCACTCCTCATCATCTCTTCAGCATATGCTTCTTGAAAGTTAGTGTTGGTGTCATCAGATGCGGTGTTTACAAAATCTTCTCTAGCCGCTTGGTTTGCATCGTATTCTTCTTTTGTTACGACGTTGCCATCAACTGTATATGTGTTGTTGTAAGCATTGTAGACTCCAGGGCTTGGAACTTTGTCCCCTGGTTCCCAGCCTCCTCCTTTGTCACTGTTAGATTCGGGGTCGTAATCATCTCCAAAATCACTGTAGTCGTAGTTGGAGATATCAAAGTCGCCCGACTCATAAGCCAAGTCCTCGTCAGACCCTTTTGCATTAGAGTTGTCGTAATCTTTTTTACCTTCGTCGTTAGGAGTGTAACCTCCCACAGCCTCTTCGTACTCTTCCTTAGAAGTAGGAATGTTTGCACCTGGGCTATCGTCGTCATTTGATGGAGAGCCACCCATTACAACTCCTTTCTATACGAAGCACCAGCTACGTCGTAGCCATATCTTCCCATAAACTTATTCCATTTACTTGCAAGTTCTCCATGAGATGTAGGATTAAAAAAGATAAGAGAACAGCCATTCTCTTTAGCCCACTTTTCCCACTCTTTAAAAAACTCTCTCATAGTCCACACAGTTCCAGACCCTTCTTGCACCCACAATACTTCTTCGTCGCTGACTCTTTCATCTGTAAAAAACATTTCATTCCAACTAGCAACGAAGAACCCGTATATTTCTTCTTTGTTTTCCGACACAAGGACAAGCCGTTTTGGGTTTCTAATAACCCACTCTGCATACGCTTCAACCTTTTCTTGGCTAAACGCTCTGCTCCCCCAGTATGAGGTGGCATGGAACTGTTTAGCCAAATCAACACAACGCCCCACATCTTCTAACTCTGCCTTCCTTATTCTAAAATCATTGGTCATCTATATATAAAACCTTTGAACCAAAGCCTTTTGATAACCCTCCACGTCTTCCTTCTGTGTTTACGTTCCTACCAAAACTACTGGTAGGTGCGGAGTCTACATAGTTAAATGCTCCAGTCTTTCTATCTTTTACTTTTCTCTTGTAGTTAACCCCATCTGGTGTCTCATCCATGCTTGTGAATGGTGCTGGGGCAACCTTTGATGGCAAGCCAAGTGATACGTTTGCTTGTTCGTTTTGGTCAAACCCAGCAACTGGTGCAGTATCAAGTATGTCTGCATAGTTCGTCGGTACTGGATTGTTTGCTCCTTGAATAGGCTCGTCTTCTAATGGAGGTTGGTAACCTGAATAGGCTCCATAAGCTCCAGCCAAACCAGCGAACACTCTATCAGCCGTTGTTATTGGGTTCTTTTTTGTACTAGACGGCAAAGCACCATATGCTAGACCACCACCAATTGCTGTTTGAATTGCTTGGTCATTGCTTGCACCAGCTAATTTTGCAACTGCTCCAGAACCAAGAGCGGCTAAACTTCCTTGAACAACTCTGTTGTCTAAGGGAGCTTCTAAAAATTCGTCGTAATTTTTTTTAACGTTATCTACTAGGCTCTTGCCTACGTTGCTGATAGTTTTCTGAAGGTCATCTAATTCAAAGTGATACCAAACGTGACCAAATTCTTGTGCACCTGTCTCTGGATTGTAAACACCTTTGTCGCTTCCGACTAAGTATTGTTCTGGGTCCAAGCCTTCTTGTGCTGTAGCTTGCATTATCCCAGCCGCCATAGCTGGGAACTTCTCCATGACAGGCTTTGGAACTACAAACTCACCATCGGTTGTGTAAGAAATGTTGTTGTCCACACCACGCATGTTCGCTTTGTGATACAACTCCTCCAAGTCTTGTCTTGAGGGTATCTTGTCAAAATTCATTGTTCCCTCCTAAACGTTAACTGTAGCCGCCGCTATTCCTACCTCAAGTGATGTTGCCGACGAAGCATTCGTGACTACAAGTTCTAGTCGTCTACCCACACTTGTAGCATCAATCTCAATGATTGTCGTTAGGTTTTGCTGAGACGCAGTGGTCGATACGCTATATGTTGAGCCAACCGCAACACCATCTACGGAAAGCTGAATAGTACATGTACCGCCCGATAGTTTAAACGCAAGCCCATCTATTCGTATTGTTTGCTTAAATAGTCTTTGAACAAAGTAAGTTTTGTTTGTGACTGTGGCACCGCTTTGTTCCCATACGCTAAAGAATGGTATGGTAACTGTTGAGAATGTTTCTGGTAGCTGACTCGGTGGCATTTTACCAGATGTATCAAGAGTCGCTACACCATTAGCCGCACCCATGTACGTCTTTGGAACTAGGGCTGAGAAGTCAATGTCGCCATACTCTAGTGCTGTACCAGTTCCATTCACCCTGACGTACTGACTTGCATTTGTTTGTAAGAACGTAGGAAGTGAGCTTTCAGGTGAAGTATTGAGGAACTGTGTTCCGTCGTAGAACTTCAGAACCGCTGGAACCTGAGATGTATCAAGCCATAAGTCTCCAGTTACTGGTGCTGTAGGTGCCGTCAAAGAGTTTACAATGTTTGCTTTGTTAGCTAACGACGTAGAAAGATTCGATACCTTTATCTGAGGAATCTGGTTGTCTGTAACTGAAAGTTTTGAGTATTGGATGTATCCATTTGCGTCTGTGTATTCGTCTTCAAACATAAGACCAGCAACTGTTTTCACAGATGTGTTCTCAACAGTAATGATTGTCACCTTGTCACCAGTTGTTAGCTGGTTGTTTGTATCCAAGAATGTGATTGTTGAAGCGGCAGATGATGCTAAGTAGTCAGCAGTACCACCTTCTTCTTGAAGAACTCCGTTCCTGAAGACTAAGAGCTTTTCGTCTGTAGTGTGCACAAATGATACCAGTGTTGTTGCACCGCTTATCTCATTGTCCACTCGTCTAAAGTTTGTAACAGCCTGAGAACGAATAGAGTATATGGATATCTTATCTGCGTTAGCCAGTGCTGGTGTAACGTTACCGATTGTGACTGTGTTATTCGCTGTGCTGTATGTGTATTGTGCCGCAGTTCCACCAGTAGTAGCGTCATGGAGTAGCAGTCCATTCCTATAAACTACGATGTTCTCTGTGCTTGCGTCGAATGTGTAAGGGACAACTGCGTTCGGCGTTCCAATTGTAGATGTGGCTGTAGCTCCAGTACCATTACCGCCAGTGAGGGTGACAGTAGGGGCAGTTGAATAACCAGAGCCAGCAGTTCCAACTGTTATTGCATCCACAACTCCATTGGCATCTATGGTAGCAGTTGCTGTAGCTTGAACTCCGTTCGTCGTATCGTTAGGTGCACTGATTGTAGCAGTCGGTGCCGCAGTATATCCAGTTCCTCCAGCACTTACTGTGATTGCAGTAACTGTAGAGCCTATCTCAAAGTCTTGCCTGTTAAAGAAGAAAGGACCTTCAACATTACCAACGGATGAACCAGCAGTTCCTCTAAGGTCTGCGATGTTAGCAATCGTAATCCAACCACTTTCGTCGTCAGCGTACTGACCTACTCGGTACTGGATACCAGTATTCACATCTTGCCTCATCTGGATTGGACCACGAAAGACCCCTTCCTCGTTGAATAAGATTGCAAACAACTCGCCAATTGTCTTGTTTCCAAGCTCGGCTGAGTTGACATACCGAATGAGATTCTCAAAGTCGGTATGAATGTTCCCACTATTTACATAGTTTTGTGGGTGTTGTTGCCTTAATCTAGCCATTATCCTGTCCTCACTGCTACTGCGAACCCTATAATCTTTAGGAGTCCTTTACCGCTAGTCGTAAAACGAAACTGTACGCCACGATAACGATGTTCAAATTTTCTTTCATACTGTCTACTTAACGGCACATCGGGGAATTTGTCGTCCGCTCCGTCATCTTCTATTAAAAATTGCATAGAAGACAGGTATCTACCACGCTCATCAAAGGACTCTACCTGAAGCTCTCCTTTACCAGTGGCTTGTAAGATAAAGCTGTAACTTTCTTTGATATCGTTGATGGCACCTTGCCACAGTATGGGTGTGGCTACGACCATTTCTGGGCTGTACTGAACCACATCCTCGATTTTATTCTGTTCCCATATACCGCCAGGGGTTCCTAGAAGCGTTACACCGCCTAGCGTTTTGGCACATCTTGTATTTAAGAAGTCACCAGAAGACCATTTGCTTTCACCACCTACTTGTGGGTTCAGTGTGAGAGTTAATCTCCGTGAAAGCTGGTCTGATTGAGGAAAGAATATATGGTATTGACCCTCGTCTTGGTCAAAGAATGCATTTATTTCTTCAAAGTCACCAACAGATTTTAGGTATTCTCTGTATATCAGGTCAATTTTATTGGACATTGGTATGGTAAAGATGGTGACACCATTGGTTTCTGAGCGTCGAAGGGAGTGTACGCCGTCTCTTGAGCAGAACAAAAGGTCTGAACCAGCCTGTGCAATGGTGTTATGGCTAATCAAACCAACCTTAATGTTAGCTTTATCGTCTATTTGCCATAGCGTGTAGTTAGGATGTAGCTGATATACAAGCACTTGGTCGAATGTAAACACCGCTAGTCGTGAGTTTTCAAACACTCCTAGCCCTCTTATCTCGTCAGCAGTACCAATAACGTTTGCCACATCAATGTCTGAGGCTTGAGTTACTTGAACAGCACTAACATCTTCGTCCAATGTGAAGACATCTTCTGTATCTACACGACTAAAATCAATGATTGTTCGTCGTCCTGGCTGTCCAGCAGTAGCTAATCGTCGTTGAACAGACACGACGTAGGCTGGTCTTGGGTCTGATGAGGCTGTTATTTCTTTGAAACGGAACCCATCGTATGAATACATTGGGAAGTCTCGTGATGCGAATATAACTTTGTTGTTGTAAACAGTAGTCGTAACAATGGCAGACTGAGGATAAACTTCTGTTGTTTGGTGTGAGCCAGATTGAGGAGACACATCTACTCTGCGTCCAAATATGTAATAATCTTGCTGAGTCCCATTTGATTGCTGTGCGACTATCCAATCGTAAAAGGCTGTGAAGTCATCTGCGGCTGTGCCGCCTTGATTCTTTATGGTTACCTTGTTGTAAACAAAGTCTATTGATGCTTTTAGTGTTCCGTTAACTGTAAGAGGAACAGGTGTGTATGTTTTGTCAAAAGCAACTTCTATGCTGTAAACTGGTGTGCCAGTTGATGGAACTCCCCAAACAAATGATGTCATGTCTGGATAATTGGCAACTGTTTCGTATGTTATTGTGTAATAAACAAGAGTTCCAGTAGGTCTGTAGGTCCCGCTAGTGTCTGTTTCTACGCCTGAATTGTCTGACTTTAGTTTTAAGTCAATGACTCTTTGTGGGTTTGCAAGACTACGTTCTGACTTCAACGTTGTGCCGCCCCCATCTTTTTGTGCCCAAACAGCTAAGTCACGACCAAAGAAGGCAACGTGCTTTATAAGTGCGTCGCCTGTTGTTCGTTGTGTTGCTCCTGGGTCTCTAACTATAGAGCCACGAAAGTCTGCGTAACCATTGACGATTGATATCAAGTGTTGCTTCTGACCAGTGTCTAATGCACCTTTGTCTCGTGAAGCATCAATTCCCTGGAAGTCTTCGTAGGGATATATCTTCGTCTTTACGCCTGATGGTGCGTATGTAGTTGACATTAGTAGTTAGTCCTTTTCCCATCTCTCCTTGCATCATATGGCTGTGAACCAGTCGGTGTAACAGATTTGTCCCAAGGAGACATCTCTATTGGACCAGAGCCATACTTTCTCTGATACAAAATTCTGTTCATCATTTTAAAATACATCGGTCCATACGCCTCAATCTTATTCGATTGTTGCTGAACTGAGTAGTGATAAAGCAAACCTGAAACCATTATTGAGTCTGGTATTGCTCGTTGTTGTTGTGGATGTGTGTAGTAGTCAATCTCAGGATTGTCCCAGTACACATGACCCCGTAAGTCTTCGATAACCAAGTTGGCAAACTCTACAAACATTAACATGACTTCGCCATCTACAGTGCCTGGGTGCATATCTCCGTAACGACGAAGAGCCTGAAAGACGAGTGCTTCCAGGTCACTATATGGCTCTGATATGTGAGGATTGTTTACAGAATACCTGTTACGACCCTCTTCTTTATCCCAGTCTTCTTGCCATGTAGTTCGTATTTCACGCTCTGTGTTTGCGTCAATTACGTCTCTTAGGTCACGAGCACCTGGCATATCAGTTCTACCAGTGCCTGGGTCTGTGTGAACTGGGTCTGTATTTACTGGTCTTGCACCAGTGATATTGTCGTATGCCCTGTTTACTCCAGAGTTTCCTGTTCCTGAACTTCCACTACTAGCATTTGCCGCACTAGCATTTGCATTAGTGTTAGATACTGCGTTGCTACCGCTACTACTACTGCTAGAACTAGAACTGGAACTGGAACCGCTAGAACTAGAGCCTGATGAAGAACCGCTACTGCCAGTGTGATAGCTCATTTTCTACTCCTCTTTAATATAAATTCCTTTTACAAAGAACTCATGCATTTCAAAAGCCTCTACATGTTGAGGTTTGATAGAAAACATGTTGTATTCCCTATCTTCATCCCAATATGTTTTGTATGTCTCGCCCCTTAAACCAGTCTCTCTGTTAATTACTTGAGGCTCTGCTGAGACGTATATGGTGTGCTCTTTACGCTGACTATTTTTTGGTGCTGATTTCTCAATAGCCTTTTGTGCTTTAGCTACCTTGCGATTGTTTGATGCCTTCTCTTTTGCACTCTTGCTTGGTGCTGTGCCACCTACCCAAGCCTCGTTTACTTCAGGTGTGCTCAAGTCATCTCCTATGAGTTGACCTTTGTCGTTCCTTGCTCTTTCTGCCATTATTACCTCCAATAAAAATAAGGACGGCTGTTGCCGTCCTTATCTTAACATTAAGGGGAGTCCTTAATCGTCCTTATGTGACTTTGTTCCAGCCTTTGATACGATGGTGCACTTTTGCTTGAGTCATCTCAAGTCCACACTCAGTCATATACATATGCTTTACGCCATCGAAATCAGGAGCTTGAACATCCCTGATAAGTTGAGTGTCACGTCCTTGCATGTAACGGAACTTTAACTCAGCCATATCTAGGATAATCATTTCTTCTGTCATTCCTGTCTGACGGAACATTGGGTGCATGTATACCAACAAGTCGCCAGCGTATGTGGTGTATCGTGTTAGTGATACGCCATAAGCGTTGTCGATTTGTGTTGGTTGCCAACGATTTTTGCCGATTTCCATAAGGTTGGAAATAACTCTAGCACCACAGAATGCGACTTTTTCTGAGCCACCGAAAGCAAAAATGTTTTCGATTAACAGTTTGTCGAACTCTTTCTCAGTGATAGTGTTTGCAGTTGCACCAAAAGAAGCACCATCTGTTACGTCAGTAATCTGTGTTAACAGACCGCCAGTGTAACGTGTTGGGCTTGCAGTTGTACCATTTGCTTCATGCCTTTTACCAAAGAACATAGCTCGCTCAATGTCACCCATGTGTAGTTTGAGTGCCTTTGTGAGTTGCTCTTGCTCTTTGTCACCAGTACGCAAATATGTGTTCTGGAGAGTTCCACTGACTTGAACGGCAGTTTTGAAAATCTGCGTAAAGTTAAAGTCTGTGGTTGGGTCGAAGCTAATAGCTGTTGGTGCGGACCCGCCTTCTTGGTCGGCATGTCCAGCAATAACCAATACAGCATCGTCAGCAATTTGGTGAGATGTTCCACCAATGTTACGTTCAACTGCTATTGTATTAGCGGCTAGGTTAGCATCTGCTGTTGCTCGCATAATCTCACCAGTTGTCTGGTTTTGTAAGATAGTGCCCGTAACAATAAATGCTTCGTCGTCATCGTTGTCCAGCGTAATTGCTGTAGTGCTTGTCGATGCGACTGCTCCGTTGACAGTTACTGTTCTGTCTGGAAGCTCGTCCCTGAAGTGATTATACTTAGGGTCGTCTGTGCTCTCCGAACCAGCCATTGATAGCAGTGCTTGCAATGGTGCTGTTCCGTTAGGCTCCAAGAGAGTGAATAGCTCTCTATAATTGGTGGGACGAAATTCTGTACCGAATTGCCCAGTCCCACGCAGTCCTGTAATCGCAGTCATGTTGACCTCCTTTAGCGATAAATTGCGTTTTCATAACTGGGTGCTCACAAACAAACTGCTTTCAGCAAAGTAAATTTGATAAACCCGCACACGAATATGAAGCCGTAGCGTCTCGTGTTATTTATATTAGAGAACAACTTTAACTTTAAGTCGTCCCCTTACATCATATTTTTCTTAGCCATAGCTTCATCAGCAACCTTGTTGATGAAATCCATGCTTGGGTCTTTGCTCTGTGCTCCTCCAGCAGATGACCCTGGGGTAGCATTTATGTTTCCTGTGAATGCTACTCGTCTTTTTGCCATATCTTTTAGTCGTTCCATTTCTGGTGTGCCTCGTACAGCTACAAAGTCACCCATAATTTTATCGACTAATCCAGCATCTATAAAATCTTCGTTACTAAAACCCCGTTCAAAAGCAAACGTAAAGAAGTCGTCGCTTTGCTCGTCGGGTAATTGGTATTTTGCCTGTGCTTCGTTGAGGTTGTTAGCCGCAGTTTGCCTATATGCATCTTGAGCTTGTGTCTCTGCTTGCATTGTAGCTTTAGCCGCATCTTGATTTATCTGTCCAGCAGAAGCCAAGAATTGGTTCAGAGTCTGTCTCATGTTTGCGTTATCAGACTGTAATGCTTGTATTGTTTTGTAACCCTCTCGCATCATAGGTGGCAAGGATACTGCGTTTTCCTCTTCCCATCTTTTGATTTGAGTCTCAAACTCACTGTCAAGGTTAGCCATGTTGGTGACTGGTGTACCTTGTCTGTCAGGTGTTGGGTCTTTCTGTTGACCCATAGTAGGGTTTTTCAGAGCCGCTTGTGCGGCGGCTTGCAAGAATTGAACTACGTCGTCTGCACCTACCTTTTGACCATTCTTACTAGCACCATCCATAATTGACTGGATGTACTTCATAGCTGGTTCCATAGGCTTTTGTTGCATCAACTTGTAGTTTGCGTCTTTGTATCTACCGAATGTTTCTTTGATTTGATTAGTAGACAAGTCTCTGACATCTCCATCGCCAAAGTCTACTTTTACCATTGTTACGCTCTCATCCAGAGAGTTGTCCGCCTCGGTAGTAGGCGACACAGATGCTTGGGCTTTTTCTACTTCAGTAGGTACTTCTGGTGCCTCTGCTTGCTGTGCTTGGGGTTGTTGTGGCGGTTGTCCTTGAGGTGGCATACCTTCAGGTGGTGCTTGAGGTGCTGGAGCCGTAGCGTTTGCATCTCCTAGCTGTTGACCAGCTAGTGCGTCAATCATCGCCTTATCTTGTTGGTTTAGTTCTGCCATTTTTATCTCCTTTGTTAGCCGTAGCGAACGATGTGGAAGCCGTAGCGTCCTATTGTTGAGTCTCTGCCTCTGTCTTTATTGCACTTTCCATTAGTATTTCGTTGTCTAATAGTAAGTCTAAATTCTTCGGCAGTTCCATGAAACGACGAGCCGCAAACATTGCACCCCGTCTAAAGTTTATCTCGTCTATCGTTAGTATCTTATTTTCTGCTAACTGATAGGCGGCAGATAAAATTTCTTCTTGCATCTTCTGTTGGATTACACTCCAGCCATCAGACTTTAGCAAGTCGTTTAGTTTTCTTTTTTTCTCTACGTTGTTCATTTTTTCCAACTAATTCTAGCTGGTCCTTTCTTTTTGGAAGCGGATGAGTTGCACTGAGCCTTCGTCGGTCTGCAAGCTGGGTAACCCTTACGTTTCTCGCCCTTTTGCCTACCACAAGGTTTTCCTGTCTTGCAATCTATCCAGCCTTTGCCATTGTTCCGAGAGAACCATTTGCGTAAGCCGTCACTACTATCACTTTTTCTTTTTGCCGTAGCCACTTTTTTTGTCTTCCATAATTAGTTTTCCACCAGTCTTCTTGGCGTAAACTTTTGCCGCCGCTATACCAGCGGGGGTATAGGGAAACTTTTTCTTCATTACACCAGGCATTTTAATACTTCTTCTTTTTCATGGCTGGCTTTTTCTTTTTAGGCATAGCTGGCTTCTTCTTAGGAAGAGGCATTTTTTTCTTTTTTGGCTTTAACTCTTTAATAACGATAGGCATCTTACTTTCTCCTTCTTTTCGGGGTTGGCTTCTTGCGAAGTTTCTTTAGGTCTGCACCAGTAATCTTATTTCTTGGCGGTGCAACTTTTGCTAATTTCTTTTGTTTTGCACTGTATTTTTTAAAAGGCATTATGCTTTGCCTTTCTTTTTAGACTTTGTGCCCCAGTTTGCGGCTCCAACTTTTCGGCAAGAGACCAAGGCTCCTGAAGCATAAGCTGATGGAAAAACTCTATAGCGAGACTTTACCTTGTGGTAGCAAGCGTCCTTTTTACCTTTTTTAGCCGCCATAACTAATCCTTTATCTGAGTCCAAACTGCGAGAGAAACAAAACCCAAAAAAGCTACAACGAACCATTTAAGAACAGTGCTTGCCACTGTCCTCTTTAATTCACGATAGCCATCAATTAAATTCCGTAAGTCTTTTATGTCGTGGACAGCATTAGTGTCTTGAAGACCTATATCGGCAAGTGCTCTTTGGGCACCCTTGTGTGATGCTCTCTCTAACAGAGACTCTAACTGTTCGTCTGTCAAAGATTTCCTACTCATTATAGAGCGTCTTCGTAAGTCTTTTGGTCATCCGCCAATTTGTCAGCGTCAACCTTAATGCCCCAGTCTTCGTTAGCGGAGGCGGTGTTACCTCGACACTTTGGTGCTAATTCTAACGCCATGCTCATAACATAGTTATTTTTTTCGTCAGCCAACGCATACTTCTTTTTTAAAGCGGCGTTGTATATAGCAGTATCAACAGAACCCCAGTGCATTCCGTCTTTGGAAAACAGTAAGGTAATACCCATTTCTGTTAGGTTTTCGTTTCCCCAAGTTGAGGGGAGTTTACCTATACTAACAAAGGTTCTGGGTGTAGGAAGGTAGTTACCTTCTATTTTCCCATCCTTGTCCTTTGTTCCTGAATATGATTCTAAGTTAGCCATAGTTCCTCCTTACTTTGACGCTATGTGTGGGAGATAAGGACTGATACTTGATTCGTTCATTACAGAACCATTTGAATTGTATCCCCAAGCCCAAAGCCGTCCATCCATGTCAATGCAATATCGGCTCATCTCTTGTGTACTACTAGAGTGATATCCGCCGCCCCAAGCATACCTGATTCTTCCAGAAGCTCTAGCGTCCAAGAATACTGGCAGATAAGTCTGGTTGTTAGTAGGTATATTATATCTACCCATTGTTGGAGAGCCGTAACCAGCAGATTTTAGTGTGCCGTTGATACGCAATTCCCTATCCACAAAGTTTCTATGACAGACAGCCATGTAGGTATTGTAGTAATAAGATGTGCTAGTGGTAGTACCCGAAGACGTAAAATGACTGATGAATTTAAGTTCAGGCACAATTACTGGGCTGTTAATTTGGGTTGCATTACCGACACCCACAGCACCTCTTGCATTTTGTCCCCATCCCCAAACGTCGCCGTTATCTGTGACAGCCATTCTAATAGCGTCAAGGTAAGCTCCGCCTGGTGCAAACATATCTACGACGTACTGATTAGCTTGTAATCCTAGATTAGATACAAGAACTGGGCTGTTTCTCTGAGTTGTAGAGCCGTCACCTATGTTTCCGTATGTGTTAAATCCGCAACCATATAAACGACCATTAGCCATCAGGAAGAAGCTGTTTCCATAAGAACCGCCACCAGCGATAATAATCTTTGCTACCTTTACGCCAGATTGTGGCGATACTTGAGTAGCTGTTGCTGTGCTGGTTGTGTTTCCATGACCTAGTTGCCCATAGCCGTTGTAGCCCCATGTGTAAGCATTACCACTAGTGTCGATTGCTCCCCACATTCCATACTGTCCACCAGCACCTCCGACTAATGAGTCAATGTTTGATAGACCAGCATGTTTTACTGGAGTGCTTTGGTTTGTTCCGTAATTGCTTCCACACTGTCCATAGGCATTGTAACCCCAGAGATAAACGTCTCCTGACTCTGTTAGAGCACCGAACGTGACGTTACCAACTGGATACTGAGCGGTAGTGACTATGTATCTGATTGGTCCAGCCGCACTTGGCATGTTTACCTTTCCAAATCCATAGGTATCAGTGACTGTGCCGTTTCCGATTTGACCTTCGTCTCCTCTTCCAGCAACCCATATACTTCCGTCTTCAAGCAATAAAGCTGTGTTGCCATAAGAAGTGATGATTTGCTTAGTGTCATAGTCTGCATATTTTTGTTGTGCGGGGTCTGTTCCATCTACTCCCGCCCCATTTCCATATGAATAATTTAATGGGCAACCACTATAGGCACCATACTTATCGCCATCGGCTCCGTTTCTGCCCTCGTTTAAGTGACCCCAAGCACTGCCATGAGTTTTTCCGTTTGCCCAATAAAGCATTGCGGAACCTCTATAACCCATTTCGTTAGTATGACCAGCGTTGTAAGTTCCTTTATTAGCGGCATGAGGATATTCTGTAGCGTCTGATATCAGAGTCGCCATCCTGAATCTTCCCTCTGACCAAGTTCCTGTTACGTCGTGAGGCGGAGCGGCGGCTCCAACGTTTGCCCCACCATCTACATAACTATAAGACCAAGAAGGTCGGTTTCCATCGTCAGAAACTCTTAGAACCTGTTGAGATTGACCTATTGGTAGCTTTGTTACACCAACGCTAGAAGGTACTGAGACAGTGCCAGTCCCACCCATTAAGTTGTGGTTAGTGCAATAGTAGTAAAAGGTTGAAACATTTGTGCCTGTTGTTGGTATAACAAGCTGTGTGTAAGCACCTGAGCTACCAGGAGTTCCAGCGTAGGTGATGTCGTTGGTGCTATCGCTATTGATATCCAACAATTCTGTACCCGCTGGGCTGGCATGTGTGCCATGTTGTGTTGTTGAGAACTTTAGTGGGTGCCCAGTGTTTGTTCCATCTTCCTGATAGAAACGATAAGTAACGCCTGGGTACAAGATAAAGTTAGGTGTTTTTTGATAATTATAAGAACCGCCCATGCTTGAGTAACCACTGTACGGAGCAAAGTAATAGTAGTTCTGTCCGCCGTATTTTCTTACATAAACGTTGTAATATTCTGTAGAACCGCTGGCTTTGCCATCTCGGTAAATCATATCTCCAGGGTTTACAGTGGGGGAGGTTAACGCACTGGTAATCCCTTCAATGTCAACTACATGCTCTACAACTGTTCCGTCACAGAACACCCAGCCTTTTTTACCAGCACCGATTTGTACGATGTTGGATGATTGAGTTGATGTTTTGAATTTGACTGGTACTGGCATTTCGTTGTCTACGACGAAAGCCACACCTTGATTCGGTATTGTAGCTGTGAAATCTGAAGCAGAGTGTGTTCCACTTGTGTTCGTAAATTTGATAACAGTCTTTGTGACTTGGTCTGTTGTGAGTGTTACCGCTTGCGTTGATGCAAGAGCCGCACTTACAACTTCCACTGGTTTAGCCGCACTATCTACTAGCTCTAGTATTGCGTCTGCTCCAAACAGTCGTTCGACTGACGTTGATAAATAAACTAGGTCCCGTGCTGTTGCGGCACTGGCTCCCGTAGCATTTGCTAATGTCTTGCCTTGCGTCTTTATTGACTCGACAAGTTCTCTAAGAGTTGATGTAGACATTTATAAGCCTCCTACAAAACATCAATTTTGAGCAGAACAAACTCTTCTAACAAATCTATTCTTGGCTCACTGTTAATTCTAAATTGACTTATTTCGGTGAATAAGTCGTCCCCATCGAAAAAAACTTCAAACTTTGTTTGGTCTATCACCGCTGGTCCAGTATGTGCTTCAATACAAACAAAACTTTTCTGTCCTGACTGAACCATGTCCAATCGTTCGTATGCTACTCCAGCGGCGTATGCACCTTTCTGCCTAAAGAAAAACTGATTAGTGTCGAACCAGCCTAAGTTAGGGTCGGTGTATATTCCAAACCTAGCTTGAAACGTATTGTTTACATCGCTGGGCTTAACTCTGAAAGAAACTGCATTAGCGTTAAGACCTCCTGTGCTTGAGAACAAGTTGTCCATCAAAACAGGAAGTGTGAAGCCACCCTTTTCACAAGCCTCAAGATATGTATCAAGTAAATGTGTACCAGTGGTGGAAGACCTAAAGTTAACTTGGTCTGTAGTTGGTCTGGTAAAAGCCATTATTTAATACCCTTTTCTTCTATCAGTGCGTTTATTTTAGCACTTGTTAGGGTAAACTTGTCGTCCTCTTTGTACCGAACTTCTAGTAAATCCATTCTGCGTATGAGTTCTTCAACCTTTTTGTCTGTAACAGTTGGTTCATTCGATTTACGCAGAAGGTTTATGAACTCAGTTCTTAATTCTTCTCTAGCCGTTTTAGCGGCGTAGTTTGCTACTGCCCTTATGTACTCTCGTTGTGACCCTGAGAGTTTTGGGGACAAGCTGTCTGGGTCAGGTATAGTCATTACATATTCTCCCTCGCTGGCTTTAAATTACCCTTTTGTATTTCTTGTTGCATTTGCTCTTCGGGCATTACGTTCGCTCCACGAGCTTTTTCCATGAGTGCCATCTGTTGTGATGGTGTCATTCCTTGCTTTGACTCTTCTTTGCTAATTTTAAATTGGTCTACGTCGCTAACGCCCATAGCTCTGATAGCTTCTTCAATGATTCTGCTGGTTTTGTATTCCATCTGAAGACCAGATTGACCTACAACTTGCAACATATTCATCCAAGTCTCTGCGTTCTTAGTCGGCTCTACTGGTAAAGTTCCGTCTACGACGAGGTAATCTATCTCTCCTTGCAACATCGAAACATCAAAATCTAAGTATCCGTCGTCAATGTTGTTTATGAGTTCACCAGGGGAGGAAGCTCCATCTTGCATTCGTAGTGAGCCTTCGTACTCAAGTGCATCTTGTAAGTTTGCGACCATCATTCTTGCCACTGGTCGGATTGATTGTGCTGACAGTATTCTAGCTAATACGCCTAGTCGTTGAGAGCCTAACTGAGTTAGTCGTTGTATTTCTGTAGCGGTTCTTATGCCATCAGCAGTCGGAACCCCTTGCTGTGCGTCAGATGCCGCACTCACTCGTTGTTTTAAGTCTGACATTGCGGCTATGTCGTTCCAGTGTCCCCTTGTTACGTCGGGAACTTCGGCTATGAATATGCCGTCTCCTGGCTTTGTTCCTGGCAAAGTCCTTACAACGCCCCAAGGATTTCGGTCAATCAAGTCTGGAACACTTACCGACGTAGGGTCTACGAAGATAAGATTGTTAAGTGCCGCTTGTACGTTGTCGATTCTTGAACGCAGTAACCAAGTTGATATCTCGTGCATTGGTAGTAACAAGTCATACAAAGATTGACTGTATGTCTTGTGCTGGTCGTTGTATAGACCACCAAATGCTACTGGGAACTGTCTGCCGTATGGATTGAGTTGGAATCTGATGATTGCTTCTTCGTCTAAGACTGTCATGCAGACCCATAGCTGTTCGATTTGTGGGATGCCAACTTCGTATCCGTTTAGACGGACCCACGCTTCATCTACTATTCGTGTATCGTCTAGTGTGAAGTGATGCCCATTCTCGTCGCCTC